GTCACCCCTGCTTCCATTATAGCCATCTTATTCCTCAAGATTTCTATAAATGAACCGCTGAGAAGCTCTGTGCTAACTAGATTCCCCCCATCAGCAGCAGTACCAACATTTAAGTCTCTTTTCAAAACTTCGTTAGGAACAATGATTCCTTTTGCTGGTCTACCATAACGCTTTGAAGCCTCATCAGAAACTTCTCTCTCAAATGCAGCAGCCTCTTGTGCTTGCTTATCTGCTGGAGATGCTAATGCGTTGATAGCTCTTAAAAATGAGAACTGCTTAACTTCTTTCTTGTCAAGAAATTCTTTGGATTGTTTTGGCTCAATCATGTCAGTAGAACGAATTGGAGTATTATTTACCTCTGACTTGTTTTTGACAAGATCGAGGATTGCTGCTTTTGCTTCATTAGGGGATTTATTTCCTCTAATTAATGCATCTGCAATATCTTCTGCACCATACTGTTTGTACTCACGACATAAAGTAGTGATCTCAGCAGTACGAGCATTGTTTTCGTCAATAGCACGTTGTACTTCGGCATTGACATCGATTTCAACGGATTGCTCCGCTTCAACCGCAGTAGTTTCTTTAGTTGATTCTTCCATAGTACGGACTGTTGTTGATGCGGATGTTTCCGCAGAATTTATCTCCTCTTGAGGAGACTTATCTTCTATATTAATACTATTACC